ATCCCGACCGGGATGCTCGTCTGCCATCACTGCGACAACCCGCCCTGCGTGAAGACGGAACCTGACGAGCAGTACCCCGACGGCCACTTGTTCCTCGGCACCTACGAGGACAACGCCCGCGACGCGATCTCCAAGGGTCGCAACCGATGGTGGATGCCGACGCGTAAGGAGGTCTCATGACCACAGCGTTCTACGTCCCGAAGCACGTCACGCAGCGCACCGGCAGCACCTGCCAGTTCTCCAACTGCTGGGCCGCCGTGGGAGCATGGCTCCACGGTGCCGCCACCGCTGGTCTTGCTGCCATCACGCCCGAGGCGTTCCGCATCCAGGCGGGCGGCGGCAGCGGTCGTCCCAACCCGACCACCGGCTGCCACAGCGGCTTCGAGACAGACATGGTCGAAGGGCTCGCCCATCTTGGCGTCCATGCCCGCATCCTGAAGGTCGGCTTCGAGCAGGCGAAGGCGATCCTGTCGCAGGAGCGTCGCGCCATCTTCGGCATCGCGGTCGACTACGACGCCTGGCCCAAGGGCGCCGATTGCATGAACGGGGTCGCCGGCCCGGACGTCAACCACATGGTGGGCATCATCGGCGGCAGACCCATCACGGTCATGAACCCGCTGTGTCTCGACTACCAGGCGGTCGGGCTGCTGGCCGTGCTGCGAGCGGCCCAGAAGTACAGCACGCAGTCGGGACGCGATGGCATCTGGTTGACGCGCGTCCTTCGACCCGTCCCGGTCACGGCGCCCCCCGATGAGGCGCGCATCGCAGAGCTCGAGGCGCAGGTGGCAGACAGGGACGATGCCATCGCTGAGGCATCCGACCTGCTGGCCCGCGCTCGACAGGGGTTGGAACCCTTCACGAGGAAGCCATGAGCCGCATCGCAGCCTTCGCCATCGCCGCCGTCCTCGTCGTGCTGGTACTCATCGACCACGTGACCCGGGTGGAGCTCACGGACGAAGCCGAGGACGAGATGGCCCCGATGGACGCCACGGACAGCGCGGGAGATGGCGCCGTCGATTGGGGCGAGTTCTTCATGACCGGGTTGGCTCCTGTGGGTCACGGCGTGCTCGGTCCTTCCACCCATACGTTCATCCCGAAGCGGACAGCGCATCCCCACTGGAGTCCAGCACCATGAGCGAACCCATCCTCCTCGGCCTTGCCCCTGCTCTGGTCACTGGCCTGATCGCCGCGCTTGCCAACGTCCTGCGTGCCTTCGGCTTCGGGGACATCACGCAACAGCAGATCGACGCGCTCAACGGCGCGGCACTGGCGATCATGCTCGTGCTCGCGGCGCTGGGCTCGTGGTGGGCGCGCCAGCACAGCACCCCGACCGCCAGCCCGACGCTGCCTGTCGGGACCACGGTGACCGTGACCGACCCCAGCCCCGACGTGGCTGACGTCAAGACGGTGCTGTAGGCGCATGACCCTGATCGACCCCGTGCCCTTCGAGATGGAGGTGGACGGCAAGGTGCTGCGATTCGAGATCGTGATGGACCACGGCACGCACCTGGTCGTCACGGTCAACGGCGAGGCGACGGAGATGACGCGCGACGAGCTGCTCGTCGCCATCCATGCACGGCGCGTCCTGCCCAAGCTCAGGGCGATGCTTCACCGCGGGGACGGGCAGACGTGAGTGCAGGGGTGCCTCTGTCGTGCGCTGCCCCCCGGTGCCCTGCGCCAGCCGTGCCCGGAGGACGTGGTCGGTGCGCGCTCCACCGTCGCACGACCAGCGAGCGGGGATACGGTCCGGTCCACCAGTCAGCTCGTGAGCGTCTGGCCACCACGTTGCCTCGGCCCTGTGGCTATGGCTGTGGAACGTGGATCACCCCGCGCTCTGCATGGGTGGCTGCGCACGTGGTCGATGGCGACCCGACACAGGGCTACATCGTGAGCTGCAGACCCTGCAACGAGAGGTCCAAGGCGGGGCGGGTCCAAAACTTCGGCGGAAACGCACGCCAGATGACCCGGGCAGCAGTTCTTGCCCCTACAGAGCGGCCACGCTGATGCGCAACCCCGAGGGGAACGCGGCCAAGCGCGTCGCCATCGCCACGCCAGGCCCCTGGAGGTCGTGGCGCATCCGGACCCGCCACGGCCGCGCCATCCGGTTCATGGAGACGTACTGCCGGGCGCCCAAGGGCAAGGGCCACGGCCAGCCGATGAAGCTCGCCGGCTTCCAGAAGGAGTTCCTCGAGGAGGCGCTCGCGGACGGCATCGACGCGGCCGTGCTGTCCACACCCCGGGGCAATGGGAAGTCCTCGCTTGGCGGTGCGCTCGCCACGTGGGCGCTGTTCGACGATGACGCGACGGGCTCGCCCCAGGTGCCGATCATCGCAACCACGATCACCCAGGCCGTCCGTTCGTGCTACGGCGTCGCGGCGGCCATGGTCAGGGCCGAGCCCGAGCTGCTGCGCCGGTCGCTGATCTTCACGGGGTTCGCCCAGCCACGCATCGTCGCGCCGTTCAACGGTGGCGAGATGTTCCCGATGTCGAACCAGCCGGAGGGCATCCAAGGGCTCGACGCCAGCCTGGCCATCGTGGACGAGATCGGGTTCCAGCCGCAGGACTCGTGGGACAGCCTGCGGCTGGCGTCGGGCAAGCGCGAGCGGTCCCTGTCGGTCGGTCTCGGGACTCCCGGGACAGACCGGGACAACGCCCTGTGGTTCCTGCGCCGGCTGGTCAGGGAGGGTGGCGACCTGCCCGGGTTCGTGTTCCGCGAGCACGCGGCGCCGGAGGGGTGCGCGCTCGATGACCGGCAGGCATGGCGCAAGGCGAACCCTGCGATCCGGGCCGGGTTCCTGCGCATGTCGGCACTGGAGACGGACCTCGGCATCACGCCCGAGGGGCACTTCCGGACCTTCCGCCTGGGCCAGTGGGTCGATGGCGTGGACGCCTGGCTGGGCGCGGACGGCGCTGCACTGTGGGAGGGCCTGACAAACCCCTATGGGTTCGTGGAGGGAGCGCCCACGTGGGTCGGTGTGGACATCGCGCTGAAGAGGGACACCAGCGCCGTGGTCGCCATCCAGCGGCGTCCCGACGGGCGCTATCACGCGGTCTGCCGCATCTGGACGCCGACCCCGGATCGGCCGGTGGACGTGACGGACGTCATGCAGCACATCCGGGACCTCGATGCGGCGTATTCGGTCGAGGCCGTCAGCTTCGACCCGCGCTTCTTCGACGTGCCGGCAAAGATGCTCCTCGATGAGGGGTTGCCGATGATGGAGCTGCCCCAGTCGGTCGACCGCATGACCATGGCCGTCGGCGGCCTGTACGAGGCCATCGTCCACCGCCAGGTGACCCACGATGGCGACCAGTCCTTCGCCGCCCAGGTCCTCAACGCCGTCGCTCGGTCCAACGACCGAGGCTTCACGCTCGCCAAGTCGAAGTCGCGGGGCAAGATCGACGCGGCCATCGCGCTCGCCCTGGCCCTCGACCGTGCCCAACGCCACGAGGACGACAGCTCCGTCTATGCCGACCGCGGGGCCATCGAGCTGTGAGCATGGCCGGCATGACCGAGACCGAGATGGAGCCCCCGGAGCGGCTCACCCGGGCGTGGCCCGTGGACCGTCTCGACGTCATGCTGGTCGTGGGGGTCATGCTTCTCTCGCTCGGGATGGCCTGGCTCATCCATCCCGCGATGGCGCTCGTCATCCTCGGCGTCTCGCTCATGGCCTATGCACTGAGGGTCGGATGATGGGCGCGCTGGTCAGAGGACTCAAGACGGGAAGCTTCGACATCATGCCGGGCTGGGCGTCACCACCGTCCGGTTACCTGGGCCGAGCGACGACCGGCCACGACGTGTCCACCGATTCCGCGATGACGGTCAGCGTCATCTGGCGCTGCATCAACCTCGTGGGCGGCACGCTCGCCAAGCTGCCGCTCCAGCTCTACCGGGACCTTCCGGATGACGCGGGCCGGGAACGCGCGACCGACCGACCCGAGTACCCGATCCTGCACCGGCGCCCCAACGAGTCCATGACCAGCTACACGTGGCGCAAGACGACGATGCTCCACCTCCTGACGTGGGGCAACGGCTACAGCGAACAGGTCCGGAATGGATACGGCGAGCTGGTCGCCTTGGAGACGATGCGCCCCGACCGGATGCAGAAGGTCGCATGGGAGGGCGGAGCTCGCGTCTACTACTACCGCAACGCTGACGGCGAGGTCGTCCGGATGACGCAGGACCAGGTCTTCCACGTTCCGGGCCTGAGCTTCGACGGGCTGGTGGGCAAGCCTCCCCTGACCCTGATGCGCGAGACGCTGGGGTCCTTCAGCGCCGCTCGGGAGTACGGGTCCTCGTTCTTCCGGAACGGCGCGCGCCCGGCGGTCGTCGTCAAGCACCCAAAGACGATGACCAATCCCGCGATCGAACGCCTCACGGCCCAGTTCGATCGGCTCCGCGGATCCGGCAACGCCGGCAAGACCATCCTGCTCGAGGAGGGGGCTGACTTCCAGGATGTCGGCTTCCCACCCGAGGACGCCCAGTTCATCCAGACGAAGGACCACGAGCTCGGCGAGTTCGCCACCTGGTTCGGGGTGCCGCCGCACATGGTCGGCCTGACCGACCGAAGCACGTCCTGGGGGACCGGTATCGAGCAGCAGACGCTGGGCTTCTTCCTCTACACGATGGATGACTGGCTGGTCAACTGGGAACAGTCCTATGACACCCAGCTCCTGTGGGATACCGGCGTCACCTCCGAGCACACCCGGGACGCGATGCTGCGCGGAGACACCGCCACCCGGTTCGCGGCGTACAAGCTGGGCCGGGACATGGGCATCTACTCGCCGAACCGGATCCTGCGCCTGGAGAACCAGGAGCCTCGGACCGACCCCGGCGGCGACGAGTACCTGCGACCCCTCAACTTCGCGGCCGAAGGCAGCATGGATGCCTCGGGCAACCCCGTCGTGCGCACCATCGCGGTCGCCGACGCTCGACCGATGCCGACGATGCCAGACCCCGGCATGATCCAGCAGGGTGAGGTGCCCGTATGAGCTACGCCACCAACGCCGACGCGCCGTCCGATGTGCGCGACCGCTTCAAGGGGCACTGTCTTTGGATCTGGCGGACGACATGGAACGACACGTTCGACCGTCACGGCGACGAGGGCCGAGCCTTCGCCACCGCGGAGATGGCCGCCAAGAGCTGCATGGAGGCAGGCGCCATGGGACACCCGGACAAGGCCATCAAGTTCGTCAAGGACGACCCGGACATGATCGAGGGTCTGGCCATCCCGTTCGGTGGCCCGCTCACGGGAGGCCGGGACCTCGACGGCGAGATGTTCTCCAAGGACACGGACCTGTGCCTTGACTGGTTCAGCGAACGGCCCGTGCTCTACCACCACGGCACCGACGACGCGGTCAAGACGTCCGTCATCGGTCGACAGGTCCAGGCGGAGGTCACCGACGATGGTGTCTGGGTCCGGGCGCAGCTCGACAAGAACCACCGCTATCGCGCCGCGGTCGGCAAGCTCATCGAGCAGGACGCACTCGCCTTCAGCTCGGGCGCCATGCCGCATCTGGTCAAGGTCGGCAAGAGCGGCCACATCGACCGCTGGCCGTGGG